TATATGTCTTTTGTTTTTGTTTTTCTATTGTCTTTTCAATAATTGTGTCAGTAATTTTTCTTGCAACTTGCATAATTTCTTTTGGTTAAAAAAAACCCCCCTTTTACAAGGGGGTAAAGGGGGCAAGCCCCCTTTATTTGCTTTAGGCTTCCAGCTCTCGAGGAAGTTTCTTTACTTTTTCCTTTGCTGTTCGCTCCTTGAGTGCCAGTAATTCACTCTTTGTTAGCGATGTTTTTGCAAGCTCTATCTTTTCTGCTTCCTTTGCCGCCGCTTTGCGCGCACTCTTTATTGTCTCAAGTTCTTTTGGATTTTCGATATCGTATAACTTATCGTAGTATTTCGGAGGTCTTACCACTTTATTCCCCGGTAACACGATTTCGTCATAATGATATATTTTTTCCTTGTTCCGTTCAAAATATCCTGCTGCAATGCCCGGTCTGCGGCTGCATCTTGTGAATTCCGGTTCGAGTCCCATTTCTGCGTAGTATTCTTTTGCATTCTCTCCTTTCTGTTTCTTCAGCATATATCTTGCGACATATGCGCAACTGTCATATTCTACATGTCCGAGTGCTGTTATTCCTTTTCCCCATATTTTGCGGATTGCTGGACTGTCCCATTGCATTTTCCCGCTTTTGCTTCTTCCGCATGGTTGTAGGTCATGTATTTTCAGATTAAACGCAATTATGTGGTAGTGTGGTCTTGCAGTGTGGCTTCCGTATTCTCCACACGCATAAAATCTTATGTTCTGTTCTCCGTAATGGTATTCCCAGTACCGCCGGAGATCTTTCATAAATTTTGTGATATCCGGCGGATATAATGACGGTGTGAACTCTTCCATCATTTCGCCGGTCTTGGTGTCGCACCGTTCCTTGAATGGTAAATGTGCATCATCGTATGTCAGAGTGATAAACCAGTTTTCCGGCCACTCTTGCGCTTCCAGCATACAGCGGTTTGCCCATTGTCGGCTATATTCAAGTCGGCATCCGATGCATTTCCCGCATGGTATCTCCTCGCTCCATTCTTCCGCTGACCATTGACCTCGAATTTTTCCGAAGCCTACAGGCCTTTCAAATAGTGTATCAACTTCCCAGCTTGTGATCTTGGCGTTGACTTGTTTTCCGTCTTGGTCGGTTTCACCCCACCACCAGCGCCGTAAAGGGTGATAACATGGCATCGTTTCACCTCCTTTCCCTCGGCCGCCGTGCGGCCGGTCAGTCAGCCCCATTGCCTCCTTGTTACAATGGGGCTGACTGACACAATGATTTAGCCTTTCACACTTCCAATAGCCTGCCTTGCGTAACGGTTTAGCTTTTCATTGGCCAGTTCTTTTGTATATGCGTCCAGTCCTTTTCCGGCTTCTTTTGCCGTTGTGATGGCGTATCCGATACTTCGGATGATATCCGGCACGGTTTGCTGTTGCATTTGTGCTGAGTGGCCGCTGGCCATTGCTCCGCTTGCAAGTCCTGCGCTTGCTGTGCTTCCACCTGATAGGCCGGTTGCACCTAACTGTGCTGCCAGTATTGGATTTATTCCGGCTTTTATCATGTCTTTGACTGTGTCTTGGTAGGCTGTTAGTCTCATTTCCCTCTGCCACGCTCTGTTGGTTTCGGCTTCTGCGCTGTTAAATCGCATTTGGTTTTGTAGCATTTCCCGTTGGAATGCCATCTGTTGCGCTGCTTGGCTTGCTTCGAATGCCATTGCCTGCTCTGCGCTCATTTGGCTTTTGTTGAATGCTGCTTCGGCTGTTGCTGTGGTTTTCCCTATCGGGTTGAGTGCAAGGCCTAATCCGGTCATTGCTGTTTGTACTGCTTTACTTCCGGCTTGAACTAAGTTCTTGTCTCGACCGAATAAGTTTCGACCTCTACTACCTGCCATTTTATCCCTCCTTAATGATGGTCAATCAGTCCGGGAATGCTATACAGAGGCATAGGCCTTGTGGCTTCGCAAGCGAAATAGAAGTCTGCGATGAATTGGTCTTCGGTCGTGCTTTGTACTGCAAGCGTTCTGTCGATGTTTGCGCTTGTTTCATCAATCCATTCGCTGGACAAAATCGGCTGTTTGGTGTATTTGTCGGCATAGTGCCAGGCATCCAGCGTGGTCTGATAGTTGCTTCGCATTGCTCCGGATACTCGGCTCGGTTTGTACCGATATTCTGCCCATGCTTCCTGATAGCCGAATGCTTCATCGTCCGTGGCGTTTCCTTGTGCATAGATTTCTTTGTTCAGGATTGCCTGTTCGCCGAGGTTTGCCAAAGTCGGGAAGTAGTAGTCCAGCATCTTTTTTCGGCTCCAGAATCGTTCAATGCCCTGTTGGTAGGTGTGTTCGGTTCTGATGCAGGCCAGTCCGATGATGTAACCGTGTTCGGTGAACGATTTTGTAAACATACTTTCATTGAATGCTGTTAGCGAGTAGGCTGCCGTGTTACCCTGCGGCGTGATACCATCTCCGGAGTTGGATGTCTGAATAACCTGATCCATGTTAATGGGTACGCGTGTGCCGCCCAGGTATTCACTTCGCTGCTGTCTCGCATCTGGACTTTGTACGCCGAAATGTGCTTTGATAATTTCAATGTATCGTGTGCCGCCACGTGCGTTCTTTTCGTACAATCTTTGGATGGCGAATGCTTGTCGCAGTGCGTTAATGCTTGTTGCTGTGTTCCCTGCGTTTAGGTTTGCCCATAGGTTCATCGGCTGTATAGGTATGTTTAATTCTACCGCTGATGTACTTCTTGCATCTTTTTCTCTTATTACTTTATATATTCCTTCTCCTTTCATTGTTTGTTGTGATGCTCCTGCTAGTAATCCTATGTATCTAGTTGCATCTGAAGTTGCTCCCGTGTATCCTGTGTACCATTGCAGTGCTTCATTTGTTTTTTGAATTTGTTCTGCTCTTGTTACTACGGGTACATATCCTCCTACCCCGCCGATGTTTACTTCCGGACCTTTTTGTGGTTCTGGCAGTGCCGCCGTGAAGTAGTCGTGATATTTTGCCACTTTAAGCGGCAGTGCTCCCTTTTCGGCATTGGTGACATAGTCCCCGGTGTTTGCTCCGGCCGTGGTTGTTTCGTCCATGGAAATCATGGCAGGGTCTTTCAGGTTTTGGTCACGGAACCAGTCATTCCAAATCTTACAGTACGCTCGGATCGGCAGTGCCTGTACGCTGATGTTTTCGATTTTGGTAGGGATGCCCATATAGTCGGCAATCGTTCCCTTTGCCCATCCTCCTGCTGGTGCGGTAATTTGCGGTACTTCATACTCGACCGGCTGTTCCCAGTGCGTGCTATTGTTTTCTCCGAAAAACTCTTTCCAGTGGTCCCACACAAGTCTGTTTGGCACGAAGAAGAAATATACATCCATGTTGGCGTTATCCATGACCGGATAGATAGGCGTACTCATACGAATAACGCTGCTCATGTTCATTTTGAATGTATCGCCCGGCAATACTTCATCAACATAAATCGGAATGAGGTTTCCTGCGTTGAATGTGGTTTTATGCGTACTCGGTCTTACGAATTTGCTTCGCTGGATATCAAGGTTAATCGGATTTACTGAAAAATGGCTCTCGGTGTTTCTGTTCATGCTTTCTCCTCCTTACTCGGAATAGGCTCTGTGCTTATGTCACCTGCGCTTGGAATTTCGCCTGTGGCCTCTTTTTTGATTTCATAGCCCACTGCCTCTGCCCACTGTTCGCCGCCGTACAGTGCAACATATTTTTCCGGGCTGTGGTCAAATTTTGCTCTTACCTCTACCGGCAGATTGTTAAATTCGTCTGTGATGCGTATAATCATGTTCTGCGCTTCCATGAGTGTCTTAGGTGCTTCGGTCATGTCTGCGTACAGAGGTTCGCCCTGCCTGAATGCGCTGATATCGCCCTCGGTAAATCGTTTGATGATGTTCTCGATCTTAGTTTCCTCAAGGCTGCTCTGGATCCTGTCGTAGATGTTTGTTTTTCCGATCGGTACGGTTACTTTGTGTCCGTTTTCGTCAATCTGTGTTTGGTAGGTTGTTGCCTCTTTGCTTCCTGCTGGCGCTTCGATTACCGGCGCCGGATTAAGCCGGCTGTAAAAGTTCATTCGTTTGCTCCTTTCGTGTCATAAATCATTGCATGGTATTCTTTATGCCTGTCAAGTTCTCTTGCTACTTCGTTTCGGAAGTCGACCATGTCGATACTGTAGTTTTTCCACCAGTGTTCCGGGTCTCCATGGTTACTTGCCAGCCCTTTTGCATTGCCCTCTTTATGGCTGATGATGTTTTTAGGCTGGATATTGTACAGTTTGCATAGGTATGCTGCTACTTCTACGGCTTCTCGGAATGTTTCTTTGAAGTGTTCGTGGTTTGTTGTATCTTCGCAGATTTCTATACCGATGTGTGTTTTGTTTGCTTTTCCTCCACAGTGCCAGCCTACCATATTCCACGGCAGGATTTGATAAGTCCGGATCTCTCCGTTTTTATCTTTGCCTATGAATGCGTGGCAACAGATTGCTTTTCCGCCCGGGTATGCGATATTCCAATGGTTGTTGTAGATGTTTTTGCCGAGGATACCATCGTCAGGGCCAACGTATCGCCGTAGGTTCGGATTGTTTGCGCCGGTGCTGTGTATCATGATGCCTTTCGGCTTCATCTTTTGCCCGTCTATGTAGCATGCGTTTTTGTATGCTGTCTGCGTGTGTAGTTTCACTTATTCATCTCCCTTTGCAAGCATACTGTCGATACGGTCTGCCAGTGCTTGGATTACTTTCGTGTTTTCTCGGATGATTGCTGTTTGCTCTTGATTGTTTTTCAGAAGCAGCAGTGCGATTACGATAGGAAAGCCTATGCTGCCGATGATGTTTACGATCTCGTTAATCTCTATTGGTATTCACCTCCTTGTGGTCGATGGCATTTGCTACGAATTTTACTTCTGGCACGATCTCCCCGGTATCATCGTCAAAGGTTCCGAGGTGGTACAACTGGATGTCTTCGGCCATGTTCCTGATTTGACTGTGTTCATCGTTTACGGCCATTTTCAGTGTTCGCATGGCTACTGCTTCGTTCTGCTGGAGGAACGGCTGCATAAAGCCGATTTTGGTGTCTTTGAAAGCATAGATGTTGGTTTTCATTGTCTTTTCTCCTTTTCTTACAGTCTGATGCCGCCCCGCATTACTTTCGGTGCGATGTTGATTTTTTTGGTTTTCGCTGCAGTTTCTTTGAATACTTGCTTATCTTTTCTTGCGCTTTTAAGGTTCGTCATTTTTTTCACCTCCTTTCAACACTAATTATATGTGTTTTGTTTTTGTTTTTCTATTCTCTTTTTTACTGATTGTGTCATTAAATTTTTTTCGCAAGTTGCACAACCTTTTTTGTATAAATAAAA